CGAGTTAATCGCCTTCTGGACGTCGGCGCGGTCAATGTCAAGCGTTTGAGTGCCCATGTCGGGGAGGGTGTGCTATGGGGGAGGGTGTGCGATGACAGTGCGCGTGTGCCGAGAGCCCCTGGCAAATGTCATCTTGGGCGAGATACTTGGGGACGAGATCGCCCGTTAGCGCCTGCGCTTACGCAGCCTGCGCTTACGCAAACTGCGCTTACGCGAGGTACTCCTCGGGGCTGATGTCTTTGTCGTTGAGCGCCTGCACGATCGAGCGGGCGTTGTCTTCCCCGCGCCCGACGGTAGCGGGCTCTCCGTCTGGGTCCTCAATGGGCGCCCCTTCGTAGCGTAGGCGATACCATCCGCCTCCCTCGTGCTGCCCGAGGGTCCAGTCCGAGGCCTCGGAAGCAACAGCTGAGGCGTCTCCGCCCCCTTCTGCCCCAGACCGGTCCCGGTACGACGCCTCTCGGGTCGTGTAGGCGCCCTTGGGAAGGTGGGCAAACTCTCCCTCCGGGGCGACGAGCGTCTCGCCCGCGTCGTAGGAGCGGAGCCGTCCCGTTTTTGCGCCGGTCGTGGCGCCGGATCGGTGCATCTCATGCTGGATCGAATCTGCCATTGGCCTTCGAGGTACTTCTCGGGAAGTACGTTGCGTCTCGGGAAGTACGTTCGCGTCTCGGGGAGTACGGTAGCGTGAGGATGGAGGCGGAGACGCCCCGCACCGTGTGCGCAGCACCGTTTACGCAGCGGTTTCGAGGGCAATCTGTGCGCCGGCCTGCGGGTAGCCAAAGGCAATCCGCTCCGTGGTGCGCACCGCGGTGGCGTCCTCTTGGAAGGCGTTCACGATCACGTCGCCGTTGGAGTCGTGGAGCACCGCTTCCGTGGAGGTCTCCATGCTCATCCCGCGCCGCTGCCCGAAGAGGTTGCGGCTAAAGTCGCCAAACGCCCCGAACCGCGTCGAGGCACCATCCGACGCGAAGAGGAGGTCGTCCTGCACGCCCTCGGGGTCGACCAGCGGGTAGCCCGCCAGCTGCATGATGGCGTTTGAGTTTTCCGGCGCCGTGATGATGAGGTTGTCGTCCCCGTCGGTCGTCTTCGCGAGGGCGAGGACGGTCGACTCCGGCAAGAGCCAGGCGGCACTGCGGCGCTCGGCCTTGCTCAGCTCGTAGGGGACGTCGCGAATCTCGTCTTGCAGGGTGATGTCCTGCACGGACGTCTCCCCGGTTGCCAGCGTGTACGTATTGATGCGGCTTCGATGGAGCAGCCCGGTCGTGCCGCCGAACGTCTTGGAGCCGTTTCCGCGGAAAGCGGCCTTGTCCTCCTTCTGCTGCATCGACTCCGCAAGGAGCTGGGTGTAGACCGGCAGGAAGGCAACGGCCGCGTCCTCTTCGAATTCGTTGCTCCAAAACGAGAGGCCAAACAGCTTCGAGGCCGTCATGCCGCCCTGGCCCCACTTGACCTCCGAGACGGTGCCCTGCTCAAGCTCCCCCGCCCAGAAGGCGACCGGCTTGGTCGCGACCTCTCGGAAGTTTAGGTTCTTCGACGTCATCGGGATGGTGGTGAAGATGTCCCGGGCGTACCCGTACTCTTCGATGATGACGTACAGCTCGGCAATGAAGGGCTGGGGCAGCAGATACTCTCCCTCGGGCCCGGAGAGGGTCGACTGCCCGGCGCGGTCGCCGCGCCCCAGTTTCTGCTGGAGCTCATCCCGGGCGTCGTCGAGGGAGTAGAGCCGCTCCTGCACGCGCCGGCGCTGGCGGAAGCCGAGGCCAGAGTCTTTTAAGATGCCCTCGGCCCGCTCGGACTCCTGCTCCCACTGGCTGTCAGGCATCGCCGCCGTCTGCCGAAGAAGATCGGCCTGAATCTCCTGGCCCTCTCGCACCTGCGTGCGGTCGTCCGACTCCATGAGGATGCGCGAGCGGATGTAGCGCACGGTGCGGCGGCGCCAGTCCGGCGCCCGCTCGGCATCGACGCTGTTGCTCCCGCCCGCATTCACCTCGGTCTTATCGGCCGAGCCGTGATCGGCCGAGCCGTCGGAGCGCTGCTCCTGCAGCTCCTCGATGGCCCGCTCGATTTCGTCGTCGGTCGGGTCCTCGTCGAGGTCGCCGAGCAGGTCGCGGGCAGTCTCAAGGTCAACGACGCGGTCTCCGTCGCCGCCCTCATCAGTCCCAGTCCCGCCGGCGGCTGCGGCTGCCCCGGCTGCGGCTGCTCCGGCAGCGCCCGCCGCGCCGCCATCGGCCGCAAGCATAAGGCCACTGTGTCCAACCTCCGACGCGGCCGACATCTCGCCGGCCAGCCACGCGGTGGCGGTGACGAAGAGCACAACGGCCCAAATCCAGTATGTGCGTGCAAAATATGGGCGTGCAAAATCGGTCATGTTGGTGGTGTCCATAAGTGATCAAGCCATTCCTAATTCACGTTTTGCGAGCTCCTCGGCCTTCGCCTTCCGCTTCTGCTCGACGTCCTTTTTGAGGGCGCGAAGGTCCTCAAGGCGCACGTAGCGCGCCTCGTCTCCCTCAGGGGCTTGATCATCAGGGTCCTCAGAGGCAACCTCTTCCGCCGTGGCGGGCGAGGCGGACTCGTTGGGCGCTGAGGCGGCCGTAGCCGCAGCCCGGTTGGCGCTTTGGCAGCCGTTTAGCGCGTCCAGCGTGTCTTCCAGCTTTGATTCGATTCGCTGCACGCGCGCCTGCAGGTCTTGCAGGGGCCCCTCGTCGCGGTGCAGGACGAGCTCGTCGCGTTGCAGGACGAGGGCGTCGGGGTCGCTGCCGACCCCCACGAAGGAAAATTCGGTCATATCAGATTCGGTGATGACAGGTCGCTCTCGCCCGTCGACCTCCTCAACGTCGACAGCGCCCTCCGGGGTGTCCCACCCGATCGATGCCGCTCGGATCTCCCCGCGTTTCACCTTGCGCTTGATGCGCTGGGCAAAGTCGTCCTCCGCCCACTCGATGGTTGCCACCAGCCCCCCGCTGGCGCGCTGCATGTCTACCGTGGTCGCAATCGGCTCAGTGCCCCGGCGCGGGTCGCGGCCATGCTGCCAGAGCACCACCGGATTTTTCATGTAGTTCGTGGTATCGACCCCATCAGCGCGCAGCACGAATTCGTCGCGAGCCAGCTCATTGGCCATGATCTGGACGGTGGTGCGCTCTCCGTCCGACGATTCCCGCACCTCGCGGTTGTCGAGGTTGAGGAGAGCTCGGTCCTGCACGTCCGGCATCCGGCGCTCGCCGTCTGCCGCGGCCTTTCGGGCCTTTGCGGCGTCGAGGAGCCGCCCGGCACCGACGGCTTCTTCGGAGTCTCCTTCGGAATCTCCTTCGGAGTCGCCGGCGGGCACCCACTGCTCCTGGACCTCTTCCCACTCGGGGCGCCCGTCGTAGGTGACGTCGGGGCGCCCGGTGCCACTGTTGTCATAGTCCCATCCGACGCGGTAGTATCGCCCGTCGGGCCGGTTGCGGGCCACCAGCCAGCCGCTCGCCGCGTCGCCGGAGGCCTCGGTGACGTGCACCTCGGGGACGAGATAGTCCTCGTCCGGGCCCTCGTCGTGCTTTTGCCAAAACTGGCGGCTCACCACCGACACCATCTTGCCGCCTTCGACCCGCGTGCCGGCGATGATGAGGAGCTTGGCGTCCATGACGCATCGGCTCTTGGGAAAGGCAGTAAAAAACGCCGTATGACATGGTAGCCACGAGGCGGGTTGGTGTTGCTCCCAGATCATGGGAACATCAAGTTCATGGCAACATCCAGATCGTGGGACCATCACTCCTCATAGACGACGCGCCGTACCGTACGCGGGCTTACATCATGCCGATCGGCAAGGGCCTCCATGGCTGCATCTCGCCCATACTGGTCACGCAAATTCGGGTAGCGTCGATCAATCTGGGCATTTCGGCGGGCCACCTCCGCATCCTGCTCGAGCCGCCGCAGGTCTCGCTCCGGGGCATCGGCCGGTGCGTGAAACGTAAGGATCTCGGGCATATCGCGCTCTCGGCTATGAGACTATTTTTTAGTCTGCATCCATCTCGAAGAGCGGCCTTCTGGTGCAGCGGCAGTTCACCACGTTCGAGGCCCTTGCCTCTGGGTCGCCGGGGTGCAGCATCTGCTCTTTGGCGGCCTCGAAGGTGCGGCGCACGAGAAAGGGTTGCCCCAGCTGGCGCCGCTGCCCGTCCGCCTCAAAGTGCCCTTCCGATACGCGGCTGTCTCGCTGGGAGAGCCACGAGGAGCCGACCACGTCCGACTCGCTCCAGGCTTGGTCCTGCGCCGTCTCGAACGCGGTGGTCGTGCTGGTGGCCGCGATGCGGCGTGCCCTCGACCGGTCAGCGCTCCCGGACTGGCCCGGGCCGCCGGTGCCCGAGGCCATTTGTCGAAGGCGGCTCGTAATGTCGCCTGCGATGTCATGTACGGATTTTGAGGGGTCGTTCTCGCCGGCGGTGATGACCTCGTTGATCACGCGGCGCGTGTTCTGCGGGACCCTGCGCATCTGGTCGTTGAGGCGGGCAAGGGCGCGCTGCACCCACGGGGCCTCGGGGTCGAAGGCCGCTCGGTCGTCGACGCGAAGCGCACCCGTTTCGTACCCGACCCGGAGCGCCTCCTCCAGGGCCTCCTGGCTCACGTTGAGCGTCTCGGCTAGCGCCTGGCTCAGGTCAAAGATGGCATCCGCCGTGAGCACCTCGTCGGCCCGCCCCCCAGTCACAAAGCTCCCCTCTGCGAGGCGCTGCTCTACGCGGTCGGCCTGGGCGAGGAAGGCGTCCCGCATGGCCCGCCGCAGCTTCTCCTCGGGCCCTTGCTTTGCGCCGTCGACCGTCTGCCACTCCTCGGCCAGCTCCTTTTCGGTGAGCGCTCGCTCACGGCGGGCCTTCCCCAAGTCCCGAAGGCGCCGCAGCGGCGCCCGCGAGCGGGGGCGTGTCGGGGCCGAGCCGTCGCCACGGGCCCGGCCTACAGAAAATCCGCCTGCTCCCCTCCGCTTCCGCCTACGCGCCGAAGCGTGGAGGGAAGCCGGGGCGCCTTTAGCTCCTCCTCATACTCGTCGGGCACCTCCTCGCCCTGCTCCCGCATGATGTCGGCCGGGGGGCGGCCCCGCTTGACCTGCTGCTGAAAGATGGTCTCCTGCTCCTCGGGGTTGACCTGGCTGAGGTCCGGGGCCACGACGCGGAGGCGGCCCGCCTCGGCCCGGAAGGCCTGCTCAAGGCTGAGCGTTAGCTGAGAGGCGGCCTGATTCGCAATGGACTGAATGGTGCCCTCTAAGATTTTGCGCTCTGCGGCCTCCGACTCCGCCCGGTTGGCGTTTTCAAAGTACGCCTCCACGACGCCAGTCTCTCGGAAGATGACCTTGTGATCCAGCCCCTGGCTCTCCAGCATCTGAAAGCGCTCGGGGTCGATGCCGAGGGGCTCGGCCTTAAACCCATGCGTCCCGACCGGCACCCCCTTCACGTCGCCCCCCTTCTGCATGTACTCCTCTTTCCATCGCTTGCCGATTTCCTTCGCCTGCTTTGGGCTCAGCTCCTCGTCGGTGGTGAGCTGCACCATCGGCGGGCGCCCATCGCGGAACGTGTTTTTGCGATACTCGCTCGCCCACCGGTCGGCGTCCACCTCGTGGGCGAGGCTCTCGATCAGCGAGGTCGACTCGTAGGGCGTCGTGGGGTCGATGCGGCGCACCTGGGCCACGTCGCGGAGCGTTAGGTCCTTGGGCTCGCCCCCTTTGCGGTGGTAGACGTACCCCTTGGTGCCGCCCTCGGCATTGCCCTTGTGGGTCACGTGGCCAAACGCTTGGTACACCTCCAGAAACCCATCCGGCACGCCGCGCGCCCCGTCCCGCACGACCATCGAGGCCGTGCCGGTGGTGTCCCGCTTCAGGCTCGCCCAGTACCAGAAGTCAAAGGCGGACCGGTACTCGTTCGGGCGGCGCAACAGCTGCCGCCACGGATGGCTTTCCTCGACCGGCTCCCAGCCGCCTTCGGCGCGGCGCTGCACGCCCCAGCGGCTGTCGCCGATGTCCTCCACGACCGAGCGGGCAAACAGCTTGGCCCGCGTTCGCACGCAGGCGTCGAAGGTGCCCCGGAGGCTCTTCCGCACTTTCGTTTCCGAGGGGCGCGAACGGTCGGTAATGCCGAGCAGGTTGGCCAGGCGGAAGGTGCTGGGGGGCTGCGCGACGTCCCCCTCGGCCCGCGTCGAGGCGCCGGAGTAAAAGCTGAACATAGCAAGGGTTACTTGATGAGCGTCAAGGCATGAGCGTCAAAGCGAGAAAGACGGCCGTCCCCAGCCCATACACGAGGGCGTGCATCTGGTCCGTGCGGCGGAGCGTCCGCTCGGTATGCTTCTCGATCGGCCGGCGCAGGCGCATTACGGCCGCGGCCACGACCGGGTACCCGAGCATCCAGATAAGAAGGTGCGTCATGCTTCGTGGAAGACCAGCTACACAAAGACGAGCTACACAAAGACGAAGTCCGGGTCGGACTTCATGTGTCGGGTGTGGGCCACGTAGCGCACGGCGTCCGGCGCATGGTCGTCGCCATCGACGGGCTCGTCGAAAACAATGTCAGTGCCAGCCTTGGTCTTCCACCGGTACGACCGAAATTCGGACAGCGCCTTTTCGCCGGCGGGGCCACCAACTCGGATCTCGTGTTGCTTTAAAAAGTCGATTCCGGCTTTGACCGAGCCCTGCCCCTTCTTCGCAGGCCGAGCGTTGTATCCAGCCCGCTGCAGCTCCTCGATTCGATCCGGCTCGGCCGCGTCGCAATAGATCTCCTCCGTTTTACTTACGCCGAGGTCGGGGAGGCGCTCAATAAGGTCCTGCGTGGTCAACTGGGAGGCGTGCAAAAGCGCCCATACGTCAAGCCGCGGTTTCCCTTCTCGGTCGACTCGCTTGATCCGGTTCAAACTCATCGGGTCGTTGTAGCCGAAGTCGAGCCCGAGGGGACCGCCATCATGTGGCCACTCGGCAAGGCGCTTCACGTCCCGGTAAATGGCCGTTGCCGGCCGGGCCCGCTGGCCAAGGCCGTACACCTTCCAGGCCCACGGGTCCTTCTCCTTTAGCGCCTCAATCTCCCGAATCTGCTTTTCTGGAAGGAAGGGGTTGTCCAGCGAGGGGCTCGTGTACCACCGCGCATTCGCGTT